GGCAGTAGAATAATGTATAACTTTAAACTGTATGAAGACTTTTGCGATGCGGCTAGAGAACTGGGCATTGAACTCAAAAGCAAGGATGGTGGTTGCATATATCTCGTGTTGCCCATGGACTTGAACAAGAGATTTTGGGCCATGCTTTGGACTCCGTTGAACAAACTAGAATCTCTACAAAACAAGCAAACTTGGCAACAAAAACTAGATCACTTACGAAGCAATCACGGTGATTTCCATTTGGAGTTTGATACCAAAGATTATGAAAATGGCAGTTATTGGATGTTCCCAGAAGTAAACTGCAAGCCACGCAAGGATATAACCAAACAAGACATTGTGACTTGTATAGAGCGTATGTTGGATATCAATAACTTTGAACAGAACGTTGTTTGGGCTAAGTTGCAAGAACCAGGAGATGATGAATGAAATTCACAGTGGTGTATGAAAATCGCAGAGAAGAACGTGTCACAGTCAGCATTGTGGCTGAATCAGAACCACAAGCCCTAGAGGATTTTTGGACTAGATGGAGCAGGCAAAATCCTGTCAGGGTCATACGCTGTGTGGCACAACAGGAACCGCAGGCCACGTGAATCCTGGTGTCTGAGCGTGTTTCTGTACCAAACCAAGCCCACGCTTGAATAAAGATCAAGTTTCCAAGCGGCTAAATAATGTTATGGAAAAGAAAAAGAACAATGGTCACGGTGGAGCCCGCCCAGGTGCAGGTCGCAAGCCAGGATCAGGAAACAAAATCAGATTAGAAGACCTCTTGGGAGAGATAGAACACCAAGTGGGCATGACCTATGCTGAACGTTTGGCCATGAACTACTCAGGCGCCATCAACCGTGCAGACTGGTCAAAGGTAGAAAACTATGACAGAGCCTTTTTAAACAAGGTTGTGGCAGACAAGGTAGAAGTAGAGACTGTAGAGTCAGATGATCATGTAGCAGCCAAAGCACAGGCCTTTGCTGAAGCCTTGACCAGTCTGGCCACAGCGAACAAAGACAAATAAAGGTAGATATTATGGGCATGGGAGCGATAGGTGGTGGAATAAATCCAGTGAAAATAAGTCCTGGTGGACCAGGTGGCATATCAGGTCCAACCAACAACGTACCAAAATTTCCAAACCTGGGACAAATAAGTCCAGGTGGACCAGGTGGAGTATTTGGAGTAATGCCACCAGGTGCAAGAACCAACAGCCCTGGCATGTTCAATCCTGCTCAGATGATGGGACCAATTGCACCGCAAGCGATGGGCCCAGGTGGTGGCTTTGGAATGCCAGCACAGACCAATCCCAATGCAGTTAGAAACAGTCAACAGAATTTCAACACAAACATACGTGGCGTTGGACGTCGTTAAGGACTAGATTTAGATAAGGCTAAATAATCATATGCCAGTACAAAAAAACGAACAGCAACACAGCGAACATAGCCGTAAGCGTAGCGAACACTATCATGCCAAAGTTGCCAGTATTGTCAAAGGCACAGATGTTGATCGTGGTGCTAACAAAATGACCAAGAGCAAACCAAAAATGAAAAACTTTTTGGACAGCAAAGATGAAGAACTCTAAGACTGCTAAGAGTTCCAAACAGGGCACAACCAAGACCACCACAAAAGGTGTGTACAAGTTGAACCCAACCAAGGCTGTGATGAAGGTTGGCAGTGGCAAATATATTAAATCCATATCAACAGGTGTTGCTGGATATAAACAAGTTAAAAAGGTTAAAGGACTTAACAAATGAAAAAAGACGCAAACTTAGATTTTGATGGCATGGCTGGTACAGGTGTAAACCGCAAGGCCTCAAGTTACGCAGGCAACCAACATGGTGGCGCCGCAGGTGGCAACTATGGTATGGGACCAAGAACAGGCAACAAGAGTTCAAGCAGTTTGTTGAATGGTGTGTCACCAGATGTGACCATAGCCACAGCCGCTCAAGGTGGCAAGATCAACGGTGGTGCCACATGCAAACCATTTGGCAACGCAGACAAGATCAACCTAGGTATTGGTCCACGCAAGGGTAACGCATAATGAGTATAACAGTCACAGGTTCAACCAGGGTCCTAGCACCCACAGGTGGCACAACTGCCAACGTGGGCAACGTGGCTACCAAGACCAACACATTCCATGTGTTGAATGCATCAAGCACAGTCTATGCCTATGTGGGCATATTCCCAACCTATGCACAGGCCATTGCCATGGATCATCCCCTAGTAGGTTCAGACGCAGGTGGCATTCCCCTAGCACCAAATGAAAGCATGACTGTTGTGGGCAATTTTGGTCCAGCACAGTTGGCTGACCAGGCCAATGTTTTTGTATCAGCCATAACCAACACAGGCACAACCAGCGTGTTCTTTACACCAGTTGCTCCAGGTTCAGAATAAGAAAGACGAGACCAAATGAAATACTCCAACAAAGTTAGAATTAGTGAAGAAAAAAGTCCTGGCGCAAAAAGTGTCAAGAACATGTACGCTGTAGACAATGTGAATGCCAAGCAAGGCCCACGCACAGGCAACCAAGGCCTGACCACTGCCAAGCGTAAAGAATTTGTAGCAGCCAAAGAGACTCGTGCTCCACTGGCTGACATGATCACAGGCGCATTTGCGTCGCGTGGTGAAAAGACCAAAGACTTCATCAACTCAGGTATTGAGTCCGTCAAGAGCACAGTCAACGCCAAGTTCAAGAAGTAAAGGTTCACAGCGAGATAAGTATTGTTGTAACAACAACAACAATATTTCAACAAAGGTTATTGGGCATGTCCTTAACATGCCCTTCATTGCATACAATTTGAAAGGAACACACAATGAACAAGAAAACCACAACCACCAAACCCACAGTATGGGACATAGACGGTGGCACCCCAGACGTAGACACCCCAGCAGTTGAACACACCACACAGGTCACAGCGGCAGTGGCTCCTGAGGCAACAAAAACCAAAGCCAAATCCAAAATAGCCGCACCAGAGTTTGATCTGGATGGTCTCATGACAGACTTTCCCACAGCCACAGAACTACAACGCTTTGTGTTTGATCGCACAGGTGTAGTGTTGGATCTCAAAGGTCGTGCCAATAAACTAAAGTATCAAGTGGCCATGGATGTGTTGAATGGTTCCATACCAGACTCAGAATTTCTAGGCAGTGAAAACCCCTATGTGGACAAGGCTGAAATGATTCCAGCAGATGCTCTAAGAGAACTGCCCCCACGTGATCCAGAAATTGTGGCCGCAGGTGATGAAGTGCTGCGTTTCCACACAGGCCTATTTCCACACCCAGATCCAGAATTCAAAAGCCAGGATCAGAACTGCTCTGTACAGTTTAAGAAATACAGCAACGGTATGATCACCTATGAAATACTTGGACCTGTGGCTCAACGTGCTGTGGGCGAACGAATCAACAAGTATGGCAAAATGGTTCCTGAACGTTACACCTGGGTTGACCCACGTCAAGGCGAACAGATTGTCAAGCGTGCCAATGGTAGTTACACAGCCCTAGGTACCAAACTACGCAGTTTTATGCGTAAGCAACGCATGAACAACAGCAACCAATGGGACGCTTGGATTGACCGTGACTTTGTGGTACGTGATGAATTGATCAATGACAATCCTTGGCAGGTCTAATGAACCGTCAAGACACAGCGGCAGCACAAACTGCTGATACCAAAATCCTACAAAAGGTCAACGGCAGCCTGCGTGAAGCCTTTGCCAACAAGTATCCAGGACAGGTAGAACATTGCTTAAGACTCACAATGGAAAGACTGCAAGCAGGTCTAGACAAGCGTGATGGAGTTGATGTTGCGGATCCAGACTCTTGGCGCATGAGCACAGCAGAACTGCGTGAACTGGCTCACACAGCCTGGCTACTGAATCAGATACGTGAAACACAAACAGGTGCTACGCCATGAGTCACATAGTGGCCAACCTACCCCCTGTGAAATGTTTTGTACGCAAGGAGTTCTTGTATGACTTTGAATCTGGTCATGGTGAACTGGTACCCTGCTGGTGGATCTCAATCAAAAGTCTGCGTGGTCAAGCATTCCGTATAGAAGCATATCTAAATGAATATGGTGCACTCTATGACAAGTTGCCCTTACATGCATTTTGTTGGCGACCCATTGAAGGTGAACCCTTACCCTTGGACTACCTACAATTATGGGACTGCCTCAGTTACGACATTACCGTGATCAAAAAAGCACAGTTACAAAGCCAGCGTTGCAAAATCAAACTGAAATCTGGCGGCTGGATGAGCGGTGAATACATGTTCACTGTGGACTCAGCACATCCAGACTTCAATGTGTTGGACACAGGCTTTTCAGAAGATGTAGAAGATCACAAGAGTTATAACTTTGTGCGTTGTGACAACGGACAGTTTGCCGCACAGCCCAACAACAGACTACTCATATTAGAACCCAGTAGCAATCCCAAAGAATTAAAACAGCCAGACTTCCGTGTGGCCACTCGTAGATGGAGTGTGGAAACAGATGCCAAATGGGCCCTGGGTGCCACAACCACTGTCATGTACGATCAGGAGTCTTGATTGATTGATCCAGGTGTGCTGATGCGTAGAGCAGTGAGAGTGGCTTGTGATCAGCACAATCTTGCTCCAGACAATCTTGGTGGCCTACACTCAGAAGCCAAGGCTCGTTTTCAAGACTTGTGTTATGCCATACAAGATGACATGCGTTACAATCAACTCAAATACTTCAAACCGTTTGATCATCAGGTCAAGTTCTTTGAAACTGGTCATAGCGATCGTCGTGGTATCTTGGCCGCAAACCGTATTGGTAAAACAGTCAGCACTTGTTATGAAACTGCTTGTCATTTGACAGGACGTTATCCAGCGTGGTGGCCTGCGACAGCCAAACGTTTCAACAAGCCTGTGACTGTGATGGTAGCAGGCGAAGGTTGGACACAGGTTGCCATGGTTCTACAAAATGAACTGCTGGGCACACAGGATATCAAGATACAGGATTCAATAGGCACAGGCATGATCCCACGTGATTGCATCAAGTTTGACACCATGCGTAATGATGGTGCCAACTGCTTGGGTGTAGAAGTTCGTCACAGTTCAGGTGAAAACAGTTATCTGGTGTTTGCCAACTACACACAGGAAGTGCGTCAAATGCAAGGATTTAAACTTACCTTGGCAATTTTTGATGAGCAACCACCTGATGATTTCTTCTCAGAAATTGTGACACGTACTGCCACCACACAAGGACAAGTGCTGTGTTCGTTTACCCCACTCAAAGGTCTGAACGGACTAGTATCAAAGTTCTGGAACCATGAAGAGGGATATGAACATATACGTGTGTCGTGGGACGACGTACCAGAATATGATCCCTGGGGTGAACCCTTTTTACTTAATGAAACGAGACTACAACTTGAACGAGATTATCTTCCTCATGAGCGTGACGCACGCCGTAATGGTGTACCTGTCATGGGTAAAGGTGCTGTCTTTCAGATCAGGAATTGGCCCACCTACAAAACTGGAGACTTTGATTTTAGAAATACTAGCGGTATCCATCGTGTTATTGCCTTGGACCTTGGTCTGGTCAACGATAAGACTGTTATCAGCCTGATGTACTATTACCCGCACGAAGGTGAAGCCTGGTTGCATCAACAGATAGTGGTCAAAGGCACAGAAGAAGCCAATCCCATGAACTACATCAATCATCTAATGAGACCAGAAGTGTTTGGCACTCCTATTGTGTTGCCAGCAGATGCCAACACAGCAGGTCGTTACACCATGAGTGCAGACAGCATTAGAGAACTGTTTGAACGCTATGAATTAAATGTGTGGCCAGAAGCCATACGCAATCCACCTGACTCAGAAGGCCGTAGAACCAATCATAAAAGTTATGGTATCAATGTGATGCGACAAATGTTGGAACTGGGCACCTTGCACGTGAATGAAAACTGTGTGGAATTCCTGCGTGAAGCACAAAACTACTATGCTGATGAACATGGACGCTTTAGTGATCCAGACGACTGTATTGATAGTGCTAGATATGCTCTGCTGGGTTGTCTAAACGGCATTAGCGAACCATTTGATGGCCGCAGTCCCAAGCAACGCTTTAGAGCCGTACGCGATCAATACCGTACATATGACAATGAACAAGCCAAACCAGAGTGGAAGCGTAGCCATAACCCATCTGGCTAACAATAATAAATAATGTATAAACAAAGGTAATAATAATGCTTGATATCAAGAACGTTGTAGTCAATAATTTAAACAATCACAAAGGGCAAATGGCCCGCTTTGTCAAGATGAAAAGTATGCTGGACACCAAGTGTGCAGCCAACTTACGCTTGTTGGCTACCAAGAACAACCTAAACCGTGCAAGTGATTATCATTACCTGGTGTTGCCAGTTACACAGTCAACAGAAAGTGTAAACGGCATTGACTACATACACCCTGTGGTCAAACCTGTGGTAGACTATGCCACTGCTGTGATCTCCAAAGGTCTGGCACAAAACGGTGAAATAAACTTTGAGTTTGTGGCTGACAACGAAGCAGATGAAGTGGCTGCACGTCAGGCCACCAACATGGTCAACAAGTTGATCAATCAAAACAATGATCCACACGCTATTTTACAGCATTGGATCATGGATGCATGTTTGCACAAGAATGGTGAAATGCTGATTGCACCCATGCGTGAGCAAATCACACGCTATGTGACCACATCAGGCACACTAGATCAACTCAAGGCCTACGAACAACAGGCAGAAGAAGCAGGACTCAAAGTTCTGCGTCAGAGCCGTCGTAAAAAATCAGTAAACATGGAACAGGTTGTGTTGGAAACACAACAGTTTCTAGCAGAGAGCACACAAGAACAAGCAGATGTCCTGGTACAGAATCGTATTGACCAAAGTCGTGCCAAAGCAGTCACAGAAGACTTTGATGCCCTAAACAGTCCACCTGCAGGACTCACACCAGAAGACAACATACAGTTACAAAACGGTGAAGATGCCTTGGATGAAGCCATTGCACGTAATACTGTGTATGAAGCAGAATACAAACTAACTGGCTACAACATCAACGTCAAGTTCCGTCCTATTGCACAACACTATTGGATGTGTGATCCCACAGTTATTGACATTCAAGAACAACCATTCTGTGGTTTCTACAAGCCTATGAGCATTATGGAAGCAACAGAACTGTATCCAGATATTGATCTAGAAGAATTCATGATCTATGCTGAGTACTCCAACGTGGGTGCTTACCAAGCAGGCTCATTACTAAACAACTTGGCCCTGCATGCACGTGACTCAGTGCCTATCAATGGTTTACCATCAACAGGTTATGCGGCTGCAGAACCAGCGGCACGTCAAGTAACAGTACTGACAGTTTGGAACCACTACGACATTGATGGTGATGGTGAATTGGAACTGGTAGAAATGATCTATTCAGGACAGTACATTATTTCAGCACGTGAAGTAGAGTTTATTCCTGTGGCCAACATGGTACCAAAACCACTTGCACAAAACTTCTATGGTATGAGTATTGCTGAATCAGTAATTCCCATGCAGGAATATGCCACATCAGGACACAGAGCAGAAATACAATTGGGTTTGCTGACAGCAACTCCACGTATTGGTGTCAAACCAGACAAGTTGGATTTTGAAATGCTACAAGACGGTGAATCCGCAATCTTTATCTTGGACAGCAAGTTTGATCCAGCCAAAGACATTTATCAAATTCCTCCACCAGCAGGCAACCTGGCGTTTATTGACACGGCTCTGAGTCGTTTGCAACAAGACGTTATGAGCATGGTTGGTATGACCACACCTGCTGACACATTTACACCAGAAATAATGAGTCCAGGTAATTCAGGAGCAAAACTACAGTTGGCCATGAGTCCAAATCAAATCATTCAAGACAACACAGTGAAGAACTGTGCTGAAGGCTTAAAAGATGCCATTTGGTTGATCTGGCGTACTCTAGTACAGTATGGTGATGACTACGGTGTGCGTAAATTGGCACAAGAGTTTCACCCAGAAGGCCTAGCAGAGTTTATTGATTATAAATCCTATGATGACATGAACTTCAATGAACGCAAGACCATCAAGATTGATCTTGCTCTAGGCATGCGTAGTGAAGAAAACTCAATCCAACGCTTGCAGATCATCAAACAAGCACAAACTGGACTAAGTCAGGAAGTGGCACAGGCTATACAAATGGGATTGACCAGTCCTGAACTGTTTAAGAAAATGCGTAAGCCTTATGAAGACATGCTGTATGTGTTGGGCGTTAAAGATGCTGATCAATATCTAGTAACTTTGGATGAAGTAACCACAATGGCCACAGAAGCACAGCAAAAAGCAGAGCAAGCACAACAGGCTGCCAAAGAAAATCCAAATCCAGATGATGTCAAGAAGTTAGCAAGTGCTAACTTAGACAAAGTCAAAGCAGATCAGATCATTGCTGAAGTTAATGGCAACACAGCGGCCAGTCAGTTGGAAGGTTATGCACTTATAGAAGAAGGCAAAGCCAAGGCTTACGGACAATAAATAAACTTACATTAGAACGGAACTGAATATGATTGAACAAGACGTAATAGAAGCGTTTAACAACCGCTTGACCGCAAATTTGACCAATATCAAAAGCATGACTCCAACGCAATTGGATCGTGTCAAAACAATTGGTACTGCGGCAGAAAATTTGTTGAAGAATAAAGATTTTATTCTGTTTATTCGCCAGTTTCAAATTGAAAGCATAGATGCTCAAGTTGATATTGCTGGTTATACAGCAGAAGACAATGCTCGTAGGATTGCCCTAAGCAATCAACTACAGGGCATTGATGGTTTTATTGGCTTGTTGAAAAGACAAGTGCATTTAAAAAATCGTGTGGTAACTCAACAGCAGGATGCTGAAGAGCCCAACACTTAACTTAGGAGAAAAACTTGGATAATTTAATCCAGGACACACCTAATCTCAATGCTGAGACGGTCCCTGTCCAAAATGTCAGTACAGGTTTAGATGCAATAGCACAGAAGATGGCCGCAATGCGTAACCAAATTCCCGCTACTACGCCAACTGAAACGGGTGCAAAAGCACAGGCAAAAGCAGAAGCCCCCGTGGCCCCAGAAGGTTCAGAAGTCTTAGACGATGATACCAATTTAGTACAGCCAGAAGTTGCAGAACCAGAAGCAGAGTATGAAGTAGAAGGCAACGAAGAATCAGACGCCCCTGAAGAGGTAAGCACTGAAGACACGTCCCAAGCAGAAGTTATTGATTTCCTTGAGTTTGCAGAAACTCATCCCAACGCTAAATTTAAATTTATGCGTAACGGTAAAGAAATTGAAATTGATGCCAAGAAAGCCGCTGCCATACTAGGTCAAGGTGCCGCAATTAGCGAAGATGCTCGCCAGTTAAAGATAGAGAAGGCTGAATTTGACGAATACAAAAAAGTAAAACAGTCAGAAACAGAAGGTCTCTTTCTTGCAATGGAATTTACTGTTAGACCACAGTTACAAAAGGCCTATGATGAAATCATTAAGGTACAACAATACCAAAATGTGTTTAAGCAACAGTTAGCACAGACTCAAGATCCTGCACAACAGGCTCAGATACAGGCTAACATGCAACAGAATCAGCAATACCTTGAAAAAGTATCGCATACTGTTAATCAACTTAAACCCAGAGTGGAACAGTTTTATCAAATGCGTAGTAATCAGGTCCGCGAAATACTTGAAACAAATCGCAAAGCATTCCAAGATAAGGAATTGCGTAACACAGCGATTTATGAAGAGGTTCGTGACAAAGTAGCCAAGGGTTGGGACGGTGCCAAGAACCAATTGGTTCCTGGAGTTGATAACCTGGATTTGATTTCCAGCGATGAACATATCTTAGGATTGTTACGCGATGGATTGAAGTACCGTGATAGACCCAAAGCCAAAAGTTCTGGATCAAGTATTGCGGCACTGACAAGTCGTAAAGGCTCAGCAACTATTGCATCAGGCGGAAAAGATGAGATTACTCAACTTCGCGAAAAAGCCAGAGCGGGCGATAAACAAGCCCAAGATAACCTTTTAGTTGCTCAGATGAGAGCAATAAGAGGTCAACGTAAATAAAGCCTAATTAAAGGAGAAATTATTATGGCATATAACTCAACAGTCGCTCTTGGTAACGGTACAGGTGCTTACCAAACTGATATCGTAGTTAAAGATCTAGACTTAGACGTAAGCAATCGTGTAAAAGACGATACCCCAGTATTAAACATGTGTATGGCTAAAAAGCGTAAAGTGGTTTCCACATTACCTTTATGGACCAATGACGTGTATCGTGCGCCAGCCGCACAAGCCAACGTAGAAGGTGCCGCAGTTAGTTCAGCAAACGTTGAACCAAACCAACGTGCCAACTTAGGTAACTACACACAGATTTTCAGCACAGTAGTTGGTGCAACTGGTACAGCACGTGCCGTAGAACAGTCTGGTGGAGATCCACAAGCGTACCAAGAAGTCAAACAGTTAATTGAATTGATGTTTGACGTAGAAGCACAATTGGTTCGTACAGACCAAATTGGTACCAAGTACAGTGGTCAAAGCAGTACAGTAATTGTTAACCCAACAACTCCAACAACAGGTGGACGTCGTATGGGTAGTTTGAATGCTTTTGCTGCCACCCATTCAGTTAACGCTGGTAATGGTACAGGCAACACAGCAGTTGCAAGTAACTTTGTTACATACAACTACAACATTGAAGCAACAGACACATTGGTAACAACTGGTCAGTATGGTATTCAAAATATCATTGGTGGCGAGCCTGGTCCAAGTGGCAACGTTGCATACAGTTCTGCATTCAACACAGGTGAAGCACTGGGTTCTGGTTACTTCACATACACTTCAAGCCTACAACAGTTTGCTCCAAGTGTATACAAGCAATTGGTTACCACAGCAGAAAAGCGTTTCAACGCCAAAATCCGTACAATCGTTTGCCCAACTAGTTTGCGTACACATTTGTCTGACACATTCCCAACTTCACGTGGTGTAAACCGTGTGAACGCAGAGCGTGGTGACACAATCGCAACATACGAAGGCGACTTCAACTATACATATGAAATTTTTGATAGTTGGATTATGGATCAAGTTGGTGCTAGTAACGACATCTATTTCTTGAATGACGAAGTCCTTCAGTGGGGTAGTTTGCGTGACCTAGGTCCTAACAATGAAGTGTTCAGTAATGCAGATGCATCACTAGACCAGTTCATCATGGAAGGTACATTGATTGTACGTAACCCAGCAGGTGTTGCAGTATTGCATGACATCAGTGCTAGTGGTTCATACGTTGGTGTAGCATCAGGTGCTGTTGGTTCAAGTGGATCACTACGTCCATCAGCATACGTAGCACGTCTAAGTGCTTGGGATAATCAATCATTCTAATCACTATTAGTTCACACTAATACTTAGACAGCGGCAAATCAGGAAGGGCTCTAACAAGGGCCCTTTCTCACGATGCTAAATAGTAATATGAACGAATTTAAACACTACAATGACAAATCCAATTTGGATGGACCAGACCCAGAATTTAATGAAGACGCTCACCGTTGGGACGTGGGTGGCCTAGTTACCACAGATAATGGCATTGCTGATCGTTTACTAAAAAACGACAAACTGTACAATCACTTGAAAGGCAATTGGTCCAATGAAGGTTGGAACAAGAGCCACAACATCAAAACCACCACACGTCGTGAAGGTGGCAAGTTGTTTATTACCAAAGAACAAATGAATCTGGAGTACATCAAAGAAGAATGTGCTGAATATCGTAAACGTGCAGAAGCAGGTTTCATTGATCCGTTAGGACCACTCATGCCAGATGGCACATTGGGTTACAAATGGATGGAGTTACCAGAAGTTGTTGCATTTGAAATCTCAAACAAATACTTTGGTGGCATGCCTTGGGCCGCTATCAAACGTGACAAGCCCTTAAAGGCACAATTTTACAAAGTGGTACAACAAGAGTACAATGCTTTTGTGTGCTATCCAGGTGGCAAATTGCCTATTCCCATTGATGTCCCATATCCAAACCCAGTGGGATCAGAAAAATTCTTCAAAGGTGCGAACTTCGCAAAATAATTTATGAGTACACAGATTCCAAACGCCTCAGCATTGGTAGAATATGTTAAAGATTTTACAGGTTCCAGCAACGATGATGAAATCAAGCAATGTATTTTCTTAACTGACATGATGTTGCGTAACATTGAATTACCAGCCTTACGCACAGACCCCTACACAACTGTAGGTACTGCTGATGTAAATGGATATGTGCCTATTCCAAGTGACATGAATCGCCCTATCATATTTTTCAATCAAGGCAGTCCTGGCAATGGCGGTCAATATGCAGGTCCTTGGATTGTGTATGATCGTATTGGTGATCGTGACATTATCACACAAAGCCTTATTGAAAACTTGTACTTGAATCCTGTAAACATTCCACAGGTGTATCGCGGCAAGTTCAGTGAAGTGGGTCAGACTTATCAATTCTTGCCTGCCCTGGGTCAAGGCGCTGTGATCAACATGTATTATTACACCACCTTCCCAGAGTTGTTTGCTTTGGATGGTGCAGGTATTCCAATTGAAAACAACGTGGTGCTACAATCATTCCCAGAAGGCTATGTGTATGGTACCTTGCACAACTACTACTACAAACGCAAAATGAGTGAAGATGCTGACAAATGGCTGGCCAAGTTCAATCTTGCCTACGACACAGTTGAGGACCAAAACAACAAAGGCAAATGGTCAGGTGGCCATACTCGTTTAACCAGTATTTGGCAACCGCGTAATCAAAGACGTTATAGTCTAAAATAATCAAGGATCTTTAAGATGGCTTTAGGAAATGTAGCAGTAGCGAACACAACAGGTTTATACAATTTAAGCGGCAGAACCGCAGTACTAACCAGTGCTGAACAACTATTATTACTACTGGCCAACAATGCCAGTGTTTCTTTTACGTTGTCCACAGGTAACACACAGGTACAAGCATTTGCCATTGGCTCAGTAGGAGCCACAGGTGCTACTGGTGCTACTGGTGCTACAGGACCCACAGGTGCTACTGGCCCAGCAGGAGCCAGCGGAGCCACAGGGCCAATAGGTTCTACAGGACCACAAGGAAATGTGGGTGCTACTGGTGCAAGCGGTCCAGCAGGATCAACTGGCGCTACAGGACCCACAGGTGCCACAGGCGTTACAGGCGCTACAGGACCAGCAGGTGCCACAGGTGCATCAGGCGTTGCTGGAGCCACTGGTGCTACAGGATCACAAGGTATTCAAGGCAACATTGGAGCCACAGGAGCCACTGGTTTAACTGGCGCTACAGGCGTTACAGGTGCAACTGGAGCAACAGGACCTGCTGGAGCAACTGGCCCTACTGGTGCTACAGGACCACAAGGTCCCATTGGAGCAACTGGTCCAGAAGGAGCCACAGGACCTGCTGGAGCAACTGGCCCTACTGGTGCTACAGGACCACAAGGTCCCATTGGAGCAACTGGTCCAGAAGGAGCAACAGGACCACAAGGCATTCAAGGTAATGTGGGCTTGACTGGAGCCACTGGTTTAACTGGTGCTACAGGTGTTACAGGAGCAACTGGCCCAGAAGGGGCAACAGGACCTACAGGAGCCACAGGCGTTACAGGCGCAACAGGACCACAAGGAGATGTTGGAGCAACAGGACCACAAGGTAACGTTGGAGCAACAGGACCACAAGGCATAACAGGTAACGTAGGTGCATCAGGAGCAACTGGTATTACAGGTGCAACTGGCCCAGAAGGTGCAACAGGACCAGTGGGAGCCACAGGTGCAACAGGCCTTACAGGAGCATCAGGTGCTACAGGCGCTACTGGCGCTACTGGACCACAAGGAACATCAGTAACCATTATTGGTAGTGTACCAGACGTCAATGTAAATCCACCAAACAATCCACAAACAACATTAAACACAGCCTTTCCAAGTGCTGTAAGCGGCAACGGTGTTATTGATCTTGCCACAGGCGATCTTTGGGTATTAAATTCAGGTACCTGGACCAACATTGGTACTATTGTAGGCCCAGCAGGTGCCACAGGAGCCACAGGAGCAACAGGACCCGTAGGTGCAACAGGCGCTACAGGTATTACAGGCAACGTTGGAGCCACAGGAGCCACTGGTATTACAGGCGCAACAGGACCAGAAGGAGCAACAGGCCCAACTGGTGCCACTGGTGTAACTGGCAATACAGGTGCAACAGGACCTCAGGGTGATGTTGGCGCTACAGGTATTCAAGGAAATGTGGGTGCCACAGGAGCAACTGGTATCACAGGAGCCACTGGCCCAGTAGGTGCAACTGGTATTACAGGAGATACAGGAGCAACTGGCCCTGTAGGAGCAACTGGTGCAAGTGGTGTAGTAGGTGCTACAGGCCCAGAAGGAGCCACTGGAGCAACAGGGCCACAAGGCATTCAAGGAAATGTGGGTGCTACTGGTGCCACAGGCATTACTGGTGCAACTGGCCTAGAAGGAGCAACAGGGCCACAAGGCATTCAAGGAAATGTGGGTGCTACTGGTGCCACAGGCATTACTGGTGCAACTGGTCCAGAGGGTGCTACTGGAGCCTCAGGTGCAACAGGCGCAACAGGACCACAAGGCATTCAAGGTAATGTGGGCTTAACTGGAGCCACTGGTTTAACTGGTGCTACAGGTGTTACAGGAGCAACTGGCCCAGAAGGGGCAACAGGACCTACAGGTGCAACTGGCCTAACAGGTGCTACAGGACCACAGGGTATTCAAGGAGATGCGGGTGCCACTGGTGCTACAGGACCACAAGGCATAACAGGTAACGTAGGTGCCACTGGCGCAACAGGCGTTACAGGAGCAACTGGACCTGCTGGTGCAACTGGTGTTACAGGAGATACAGGCGCCACTGGCGCTACAGGACCACAGGGTGTACAAGGCAACACAGGTGCAACTGGTCCGCAAGGCAATGCAGGCGCAACTGGAGCAACAGGACCTCAGGGTGATGTTGGTGCCACAGGACCCACGGGTGCTACAGGGCCGCAAGGCACGCAAGGCAACGTAGGCGCAACTGGTGCCACTGGTGTAACAGGTGCAGGCGTGCCAGTTGGTGGTACTGCAGGACAAGTGTTGGCCAAAATTGATTCAACAGATTACAACACACAATGGGTAGCACAAACAGGTGGAGGTGGTGCTAGTTTCTCAGGCAACTTGGCAGGCAACATCTTGTATGATTCCGTAAACGAACGTATATTTGCCAATGCTTTCCCTTTAAGCACACCAGATTTTACAATACCAGGCAATGACTTTGCCAACTACTTTGTACACAATCCAACCTACACCAATGAGCAATTACAACAGCCACCCTTGGCCAATGCCACACCAGGTGGTGCCACCATAGTATCACAGTCAGGTCAAGTGATTGGCTTTGCTCAAAGCAGTAACATTGCCCTACAATCAGGTTATGGCTTTGGCTCACAAAATCGCAATACTGTGGGTTCCGCAGTTGTGATGGGTGTAGTGCCAGTCACAGCCAACAGCATGAGCAATACTGATCGTGTACGTGCTTTTACTGCCGCTTTAGATGCCAACATACGTGGCATAACCTGGGGCACCATGACCACAACCAGTCAAAATGCTTCAACATTGACAGGTGGTAGTAATTTTGTCAGCATCAATGGTGGTGGTAGTGTTGGCGGTGTCGCTGGAGCCACCAATGGTGTGTTTGTTACTCCAGCAGTTGGCACAACTGCCAACATTCAATATGCCACTGGCCAGTTGACTTTCTTAACCTTACAAAGCACAGCAGGCACAGGCGGTAGAGCCAACGTGGTATATGCACGTGGATTGACACCATTCGTTACAGGATTCAGTTCAAACCTAACAGTACAATATGCAGTGGGATTGCACACATATAACGGTTGGGCAGGTTCAGGTCTAGTAGGTGCAGCCAGCAATCCTATCCTAGGTCGTTTTGCTGTTCTTAATGAAGACACCAATACCACAATACAAACCTCAGGTCCAGTAAACAACTTTGGTAACGTGTCTATGACCAGCAACGTGTCTATGACAGGTCAATTCATCACTTATCGTGAAAAGGTTTTGGCTACATCAGCCACAACAGGAGCATTGAGCCTAAATGTGCAACAGGCACCTGTGTACACAGTAACAGCCACTGGAGATATCACACTCAATAGTGACAACATTGGTGGAGCCAGTGCAGGATCAAGTGTGACCTTGATTGTTACACAGGATGCCACAGGCAACCGTTTGTTGACCAGTAACTTGTTGTATGCAGGTGGTAGCAAGACCTTGAGTACTGCGGCCAATGCAGTAGATATCATTAATATCTTTACACCCAATGGTACCACGTTTTATGCCAGTCTGGTCAAAGGATATGCATAATGTTTGGCGCAATGAAGCAGATGCAGTTTGATTCAGCGACATATACTGTACAAACATTTACATCAAGCACTACCTGGACTGCTCCAGCCACTATTACCGCACCTGTTGAAATATTAATTGTTGGTGGTGGAGGTGGTGGTGGTTCAGGTACTTATAGTCAATCCAATTTTAGTTTGGGTGGTGGAGGTGGTGCTGGCGGTGTACTTGCCGCAACTTTAAGCAATATTACACCTGGCACCACATATACTATTACAGTGGGTTTTGGTGGTTCTGGCGCTTCTTGGAGTGGAACAACATTAATCAATCCAACAAATGGTGACAACAGTTCTATCACAGGCACTGGTGTATCAGGACTAACTGCCACTGGTGGTGGTTATGGTGGTAATCCCAATGATGACAATGGTGCCATTGGCGGGTCTGGAGGCGGCGGTTGGACAGCCAGTACAGGAACCACCACAGCAGGTAGTGCTGGCACTTCAGGACAAGGTTTTTCAGGTGGTGCTGCCAGTATAGGTGGTACTAGTAGTACTGTAGAATATAGTGCAGGTGGTGGTGGAGGTGGATCAGGAGCAGGTTTCACATATAACGGCAGTAGTAACTGGGACGTTCCTACAGCAACATTACGCAACGGTGGCGCAAGATATTTTAGTAGAATAACAGGAGCCAATGTGGCCTACGCTGAAGGTGGTGGTGGCGCTGGCAATCCAAGTTCAAGTACTGCTACCTCGTTAGGAATCAGTGCTGGTCTACACGGTGGATATGCTCCTACAGCAGTTGGTTCAGGTGGAGCAGGCGGAACTGGTAATGGACAAAGTCAGATTGTCAGCGCCACCAGTGGACAAACAGGTATAATAGTTATTAAATACCTTTCTTATTAATTGATAAAAATTAGGAACAGATCAATATGGCAGTCAATCCAGTAAAAACACCTTTTACCAATATGAGTTTCACACCAGATGTGCCTTCAAGTGCCCTGGGTGCTAACGAATACAATGCTGGACAAAACATTGAAACCAACACACGTGGTGTCAATAGTGTGGCAGGTGATCAATACATATTGACTCAAGTTCCTGGCAATCAAATTTTTATCACATCAGGATTTGGCAGTGATGGCATATACTATTTTATTGTGGCCACCAGTCAAGGCAAATGGTATCAAATCAACCAAGCAGGTGGTAGAACAGACATTACTCCCAGTGTGGGCACATTTGCAGGTTACAGCACCAGCACAGTGATCACAGATTCATGGAATGGTACTGTGTTGTTCTTGAATGATCAGATCAATCCACCCATGTATTTTGAACCAGGCTCATATGGTCAAATACGCCTGTATGACAATGGCCCAGACAACTATGATTGGAACTACGATGTTGGATTCAACATTTCTGGCAACATAGTTCCACTCTACAGCAGTTTGACCTGCGGCTTTGTTCGTGTGTACAACAGTCCAAATTTGGGTTCATTGTTGGTTGCTGGCAATCTAGTTGGTGACATCAATGCCAACGTGGTTCCTGGTGGTGGCACAGTACAACAACTTCCAACCACTATTCGTTGGAGTCAAAACTTTGGTCTCAATGCAGGTCCAGAAACATGGGCTCCCACAGTGACCAACGTGGCCAACGAAGTTGAATTACCAGTGCGTGGTCCTATCACAGATGGCTTTCCACTCAATGGTAACTTTTATATTTGCAGTTATTGGGACACATGTGTAATGAGTCCTATTGCTTACCAATCAAGTACTGTGCCTGCGTTTGGTCTCAAACTGATCAACCAAGGTCGTGGTCTACTGAATGAAAACTGTTGGTCAAACGTGGACAATACAGTATTTGGTCTAGATGCCAGAGACATTTGGTCATTTGATGGCGGCACATTCAAACCCATTGGCAATCAACGTGTAAAAGATTATTTCTATAGTAATCTAAATCCTTTGTATACCAATCAACTGTTTATGCAACACAACTCAGCCAAATATCAGATTGAAATCTATTATCCAGATTTGACTTCAACTGGTCAATGCAATCAGATGTTGGCTTATCGTTATGACCTAGATGCCTGGCAAGCACCACGTCAGGTTACCCTAGCAACACAGGCAACAGAAGCACCAAGATATGTGTCAGGCAATATCAACATTGCCACACGTGGTGTTGTGTATTCAACTTTTACTGCCAATGCTAACCTAGTGCAAAAAGACACAGGAACCAGTTTCTTGAGCAATACTGCAATCAACAGTTTGTTTCAACGCAACAATATCAGTTTTGGTCAACCATACTCAGCCAGTGTACAAGTGCATCGTGTGTTACCTGAAGTGTACGGCACAGGCAATGTTGAAATTACCATTGGTGGTGCTAACAGCGTGGATTCTACTCCCACATTCAAACCCACAGAAGTCATGCCTATTGATACCAATGATCCTTGGGTGCAGATTGATCAAAATGAGGCACGTGTGACAACGTTAAAAGTTGGTGCCAATACCGCAGTTAGCAACTGGCAAATCACAGCAGCCAACTGGCAGATCACAATAGTACAGGATACTCGTTAATGAGCACATTTGCATTAGATTCAAACAGCAGTGATGAAGACAAAGTATCAGCCTTAAACTATGTTCTAAGTAACTTGGGTCAAGGCGGTACTGGTGCCAATACTGCCAATGTGTTGACTGCCAACGTGACCACTGGTGTGATCAGCACACAGGGCACCACTGTGGCCTATCTGTATCAGTACATGAATGTGGCCTATGCCAATACTGCCACTGGTGGTAGTTTCAGTAGCAATAGTGCCAACAAACTGTACTATGGTATTCAAAATACCACAGCCAATGTGTTCAATACCAATCCTGCTGATTATCAATGGACCCAGGTGTCAGGTGGCGGTTTTGGCACAACCAAAAGTTTGTTTTATCAAACACTTGGCGGACGTCAGATATTCTTCAACGTGAACACAACCAGTCCTGGCTACTATTTCCGCTCTGTACAAGATACTGTTCCTATCAACCTGGATGACGTAACTTCAACACAAACAATCTTTACCGCAACTGTGTTTCGTCGTGGTAATGTAACTCCTGCAACACCAACAGGTGGTACATACAATTTTGGAAATTTATTTTTAAATCCACCAGTGGGATGGTCAGCCAACACTCCTCCTGCTGATGGTAATACATTTGTATTCACCAGTCAGAATACTTTCCAAAGCAGTCAAGATTTTGTAGTGGCACCAAGCAAAGTGTGGACATTCCCCACACTATTTACAGCCAATGGCGCCAATGGCGCTACAGGTGCTACTGGAGCCAATGGCGCACCTGGTACTGATGGTATCAGCACTTTTGATTTCAATGCATATACTTTAACAAACTTTTTTCCAAACACACCTTTAGTCAATTCTGGTAGTTGGAACTTTGCAACAGGCACAGGTACTCCGCCATTAGATCCAAACTACATTTATACTCCATATGTATTGCCAGCAAGTACCATTACATTTAACACAAAATATAACAATAACATAGTTAAAATTTATACCAACACAGTGAGTAATGTTACATATCCAAGTATTAGCAATACTTACTATACTATATTTGCTAATACCTATACAGTTGGTAATGTATTGAGTAGTTATGGATATTATACAGGCACAGGTGGAATTAACTACAGTACTGGTAACGTCTATTTAGATACTTTTACTGTCTCTGGCAATACTGCTTATGTTGATCTAATGTTGATTGCTGCAGGTAGTGATGGCAACGTTAATCCAACTGGTAGTGGTACATATACTCCTGGCCGTGCTGGTAATATTTTAGTTGCAAGTAATGTGGCATTACCAGTGGGTACTTATCAGGTATATCACGGTGCAGGTGTAAGTACTACGTTAACTGGGCCAGGTGGAACATGGACTGCTCCATTTAATTCATCATTTAATGCGCCAGGTGTAACAATTCCTGATCCTAATCGTTTGGGATCATTTGGTAGTAATGCCATGGTTGATGGTGTTGGTATCATTGGTGGTGCACCATATCCAGCCTATACAAATTCATATACTCCATACAATGGTGGCGCAGGTTTTGCTGATCCTTGGAGAGAAATAACCTGGCTTGGTCAAATGTCAGGCACCTATACTTGGCCCAATGGTGCTCCTTGGTCAGGTGCCAATGTGGCTTATTTTGGTGGCGGTGGTGGTGCATTAATAAACAGCACCAACACATTCTATAGTCCACCTCCAACAGCAAGTGCTGGTGGCCTTGGTAATAAAGGTCCTAATCAACTGGCTTCTGGGCAAGGACAAGTTTTATTAAACTTTCCTACAAATCCATATTATCCTTTACAACTTAATCCTACATATAACGCATATGGATTTGATCCTAGTGTACAAATACAATGGGGTGCGTTTGGTACTGGATCTGGTGGTGGAGCAACTTCCCGTGCTGTATCATCATACAATTTACATTATAATTATAATCCAAGTGGGCCTGCCCGTCTCAACAACGGATACAATACCTATGGTGGTACTGGTGCATTAATTATTCGCAAACATAATACCATTGCCAATCCACCACAAATTGCCACTTGGACCTTGTTGAATAATCAAACTCCAACTCCAACTGAAACAGTTTATAGTTCAGCAACATTGGCATTTACAACCAATGCCAATGCCACAGTAAGTACACTGGCCTGGCAAGACACTATTCAATCCAGTGGCTTTATGGGTGACACAGGTCCACGTGGATTTGTTCCAATGGCTTATGTGGCCACTGCTAGTGATCCTACCAGTTATACCACAGGTGAATACACATATTCATTTGCGGCCAATCGTGCCAACGTGGCACTTCCAATTGGTACTGGTTATGCTCCTATCACAGGTGACGTGGCACAGTTTGTGTACACACCAACCAATACCATAGTAGTAAAAGAATACAATGCCACAGCCAACGTATGGACTCAGGTAAATGGTCAAGTTATCTCTGGCAACGTGTTTGTCACAGGCTCAGTAAATGCCACAGCCCTAAACGCCAATGATGTTTATACCTTAAACTTGCGTGGTGGACTTGGTGTAGTTGGAGATTTCAACAGTCCTGGTTTCTGGATGCAAGCATCCTCAGGTGATGCCCGCATGGCAGGCAACACCAGCATTGGCAACAACCTGACAGTGGGCAACAATGCAGTAATTGGTAACAGTTTGGCTATTGGTAACAATGCCTTGGTTGGCAACAACCTATTGGTAGGCCTAAATGCACAAATTGGTGCCAACCTAAATGTGGGCACAAATGCCATTATTGGCAACAACCTAAGTATTGGTAACAATGCTCTAGTTGGCAACAACTTTGGAGTAGGCAATATTGCTGTGATTGGCAACAATTTGACAGTAGGCAACAATGCTATCATTGGTAGTAGTTTAGCCATTGGCAACAACTTGACTGTTGGAACCAATGCACAAATAGGTGCCAACCTAAACGTAGGAACAAATGCCACCATTGGCAACAACTTGCTGGTTGGCAACAATGCCGTGGTTGGAGACAGTTTTGGTGTTGGCAACAATGCTGTGATTGGCAACAACCTAACAGTGGGCAACAATGCCATTATTGGCAGTAGTGTTGCTATTGGCAACAACTTGAACATTGGTAACAATGCAGTAATTGGTGGTAACTTGGCTGTGGCTGGTTTGGTCACAGCAGGCAACTTACAAGCCAATACTGTTCAAACAACCACAATGGTTCCTAACTCTGCTACAGCAACTTCTGGCAGAGCGGGCACAGGATATACCATTCTAACTCCTTCAATAGGTTATGCTGGATATGACGGTACTTGGTATTATTACCAAACTGTCAATGTGGTTGTTGACAGTACCAGTATTAGTGCTACTACTAATAATGTTACCAATGTGATCAGTGGATATATAGATGTATGGGGAACTACCACTGCCAATGGTGGAACAACTATTGCTCCACAAATGTACGGATTTTTAATTCGTAGTGTTGGTGGTGTTAACACTCAAGTACCAGGATCATTTATAACAACTCCAGCCGCTACAGGATACACTGGCGGACCAATAACCAGCACACAAACAATATTGCCTTATAGATTGAATGAAGTGGGAATCATTGATATTTTTACAGTAACCGCTCCAGCAACAGTAACTTATTTGTGGGTATGGGGTGCTTATATTAACGTTTCAAGCAACGTTGCTCCTACACAAAACTTTGTTCAAATTGGTTCTGGCGGTTACAGTTTGACAGTGACAAACTACAGAAGATAATATGATAGAAATTGACATTAATACTTTTCCACTACCTACTCCTACCAACCGCGTGGGATTAGAAGAAGCCGTGCGTGGCCTGCGTGATACGTTGTTAAAGGAAAAAATAGACACATTTAACCCCATACGTTATGCCACGTTGACCACAGAGCAACAACAAGAATTAGCCACCTATAGACAAGCCCTATTGGATGTGCCAGCACAAGCAGGATATCCTGCCAATGTGGTCTGGCCTGTGCCACCAAGTTTTGTCTAACGGTAAATATAGATATGCGATCTTTGAAAGAGAATAAAAATGGATGATTGGTTTAGTGTAGACGTTAGTGACCCAGGTAGTGATTGGTGGAATGCAGAGCCAATTTCGCAGACTTGGAATGATTCATATGATTACAGTTATGACATGCCCGCATATGATTATACCAACTATGATTTTCAAGGCCCAACCTATGATGAAATGGGCTATGATGCTCCATATCAAGAACAAGGTCCAACGTATGATGAATTAGGGTATGATGCTCCATATCAAGAACAAGGTCCAACCTATGATGAATTAGGCTATGGACAAGATCAAGGTGGTTACTATGGTGGCGGCGATGCAGACGCACAAGAAGGCGGTTTCTACGGCGGTGGCCCAAGTCAACGTCCTATGCCAGAATATGGTCAACCACAACAACCTGGTCAAACACGTTCTATGCCCGCACCTGGTCCGCAACAACCTGGACAACCACAACGTCCTGGACAACAACAACCCAGTCTGCTTGACAGAGCCATAGGTGCTGTTACAGGTGGCGGATCAGGTGGAGGAGGTGGTGGCGGAAGTTTAATGGACAGTTTGTTTCCAATGTTATTAGCAGGTGGCGCAGGTTATTTGTTAAGCAACCTAATTGGTAGCAAATCAGGTGGTGGTGCGGCGCCAGGCGGAAGCATTGGCGCATTTGGTGTTAATCAAGCCGCACTGAGTCCAACCAAACCATTGAATACACCTGGTAGTATTATGGGCGCCAGTTCACAACCAGCCTGGGGCAATCCAGGTGCACCAAGTGCAACATCATTGGGATTTAATGCTCCAGGACAAGGCGCACTTGGACAATTAGCAGTTGGTGGTATGCCAATGCGATCCAATTTTCAACCTGCTATGCAAACACAATTTCCACAATTACCAGCACCACAAATGAATATGCCACAAATGACTGCACCACAGCAATCAATGCCACAAATGACAGCACCAGGTGCACCAACTGTGTTTGGAATGGCACCTGGAGTCAATCAAGGATTTGAAACCAATCCAATGCAACAAGCACAAATGCCAACACCGCAACCCGTTGCGCCAATGGATATCAACAATGTTAATTTTGGTGCTCCTACGGTTGCAGGATATACTCCTCCAGCAGGTGCGCCAGTAGCACCAAATCAAATCAATGATTATTTACGATCATTAATGGGCTAAAATGAGTCAAGGTAAATTAGGCGGATCTCAAGGCACGCAATCAACTGGTTCATCAGGATCAGATTTTGATTCATTGTTCTCTGGCCTGTTTGGCGGCGGTCCGCAAACCAACCAATTGTCAGGTGGCAACATTGGTCAACCTGTACAACCAGTACAGCAAAACACTGGCTCAGACATGGGTTCTAAGTTTTCTAGTATTTTGGGTGGTGGTGGTGCCAATCCAGCGGCTTCATTGTTAAATCAAGAAGCACCAAGTTGGAATTTTTCACCACAACAAGCCCCACAAGAAAATTCATTTTCAATGGCAGCGCCAAGTCAACAGCAACCATATCAACCAATGGCAGCGCCAAGTCAACAGCAACAACAGCAAGAAATTTTGAGAGATCAAAGACGCCAGCAACAATCCATGTATGGTCAACAACCAATGTATGGTCAACCACAGGCAAGACCTAGATCACAACCTTTGTCAATGCCAAGACAACAGCAACGTCCACAGCAACAACGTCCAGGACAACAGCAAAGTAATCCTTTAATGAACATGGCCAACAAAGCCATTGGTGGTGGTATCAACAAAGCCATTGGTGGTGGAGTCAACAAAGCCATTGGTGGTGGTATGAACGCTTTGGGTGGTATGTTTGGTGATTATGGTGATTTTAGTTATGATGATGGTGCTAATGGATTGTACGGCCCAATGGCTGATGGTAGCAATCTAAATGATTCATTTGGTACAGATTATGGCTATGATGACAGCACCAACGGTTTATATGGCCCAACAGCAGATGGTGGCAACATGGACATGTATTCTGATTCAGGGTTTGATTACACAGGTGGGCAAGATTACGGTGGTTTCTATGATACCACACCTGTAGATAGTTCAAACTTTGGCGGTGGTTTTGATTACACAGGTGGTCAAGACTACGGTGGTTTCTATGACACCACTCCCATGGATGCTGGATCATTTGATTTTGGCGGTGGATTTGACACTGGCGGGTTTGACTTTGGTAGCAGTTTTGAAACTCCAAGTTTTGATTTTAGTGACAGTTTTGATTTCAGTGATAGTTTTGATTTTGGTGGATGGGACTGGTAATCTACCATCAGATAAAAATAAGTTAAATACATAATAGATTAGGATATACATATGAGTTACGGTAAGCAAAGCGGAGGCAGTACTACAACGCCAATCAATTCGCCAACACAAACAGGACAAGTGGGCACACAAAGTGCTTTCTTGCAAAACAACGTAATGCCAGCCTATGCTGGATTGTTGGGCGGAGCAACTGACTTGTACAACACAACATCAGGCGATGTTTCTGGTGCCGCAAAAAATTTATATGGTGCCGCAAATCAAGCACAAAACGTACTTGGCGCAGGCGGACAAACTGCTTACACTTCAGGTATCAATGCCTTACAAAGCATTGCCAGTCCAGAATATCAAGCGGCACAAATGCAAGCCGCTATGGCTCCTGCTCAATATCAATATGGTCAAAACTTGGCCTCACAACAGGCACAATTTGGTGGCGCTGGTCAATTAGGTAGTAGTCGTAGTGCATTGGCACAACAACAGTTGGCAGGCCTAACACAGATGCAACAGCAACAGGCTGCCGCTGGTGTGTTGAACAACATTGCTCAACAACAGCAGGCTGCTGGAAGCACCTTAGGCCAATTGGGTCAACAAGGTATATCAGGTGCATTGTCAGCAGGTCAAGCAGGCCTAACTGCGGCGCAAAGTCCAATGGCATACTTACAACAACTTGGTCAAACTTATGCTCAAATTCCGCAGGCTATTTACAATCCAAGTTATGCAGGCTTGACAGGAACATCAACATCTACCAGTGGCAAGAGCACTGGTATTAGTATCTAAGGACCAACATGAGTTTATTACGATCACTGGTAGCAAACCAATTTAGAGACGACCCTGCAAGTAACATGGATGTTATGGGCAACTATTTTGGCGCTGACACAAGAGCCAATCAAACTGAAGCCAATGTAAAACCACAAACAACCACAATTGATTACAATCAAGATGGTAGTGTTGACGTGAGTCAAAAGAAAACTGTGGTTGCAGATGGTCAAGAACAACAAGTAGAAATCAATCGCAGTTTGCCTCCACAACCAGCACCACCTGCACCCACATATCAAGTTCCAGAATTACAACAACCTGTAAATCCACAACAAGATGCACAGGCTAGTCAGCGTATCTTGGAAGCACAAATGCGTGACCAAATGATGCAACAACGTGCTCCACAACCACAAGGTCCAGTTGCTCCAGATCAAACATTCCAACGTATGGTTCAAGCGGAATCTGGTGGACAACAATACAATCCACAAGGCGGCATTTTGACCAGTCCCAAAGGTGCACTGGGTGCGGCACAAATCATGCCAGCCACAGCGGCACAACCTGGTTATGGTATTGCTCCTGCAACTGCTGAAGAAATTGCTACCAAAGAAGGTAACTTGGCTTTTGGTCAACGTTATCATCAAGGCATGTTGAAACAGTTTGGTGGAGACCAAGAAAAGGCTGTGGCCGCATACAATGCAGGTCCTGGTCGTGTGCAACAAGCCGTTGCTCGTGCTGAAAAAGAAGGCGGTACATGGAAAGATTATATACCTGCTGAAACAAAAACGTATTTGACAGATGTATTTCCTAAAAACCAAGAATTGGCCAAACGTGTAGAACCAATGATTGCTGGTATGCCTTCAAGTGATGTTGGATTAACTCCAACAGAACAGGCCATCCATCAAATTGCCTTAAACTCAGGTGATATCAATGCTGTTGGTATGGGTGCGTATACAGGTGGCAATGCTATTGATCCTGCCACACGACGTGCTTATGCAGATCAAACTGCTACACTATTAGAACAACAGAAACAAGAAGCCAAGGCACAACGAGACATACAAACATATTTGACTGATCCCACAGGTCGCGGTGGATTACAATTGGCCAATGCGTTGAAAAAAGAAAGCGATGAAGGCAGTTACCTAAAGGCTTATTTGTTCCGTCGTTTGGGTCTAACTGATTTGGCCAAAGAAGAACAAATGAAGTTGGGTGCTGGTGACACATGGAGCCAGACTGTGATTGATGGCAAACCTACTTGGATCAAATACAACAGCCAAGGTGCTCCTGTCAAAGGTTACAATGCTGAAAAAGAATTGACACCAAAAGAATTGTTAACTGCTCCTAATGCCAAGGGTGGCTTGGACATTGTTGGTGGCACTTACATCAATGATCAAACCAAAGAAGTTGGTCGTGTTGTTACCAACAAATCCACAGGTCAAAGTTATATTCAAACTGACACAGGTTTGAAACCCATGACTGGTTTCCGTCCACAATCAAGCACTGGTAGTTTAGCAGATATGAAGGCTAGACAAATCCAAGAAGTCAATATCAAGTTACAAGGCAAGACCAAAGAAGAACAAATGGCTATCTTGCGTGACTACAACAAGGCCCTGGTTGGTCAAGGTTATTCACCTATACAACCAGATGAGGTTGGACTAACAGCACCACAGATTCCAACAACTCAGACTGCTCCTGCACAACCAGCACCTGCGCCAGCGCCTGGTGCACCTGCTGTGTCACAAGCCAATCAAAATGCTGTTATTCCACCACAGGGTGGACCAGTTGCACCTGCACAACCAGCACCTGCACAACCAGCACCACAGGGTGGACCAGCCGTGCCTGGCGCAACTCCTGCTCAACCGCGTCCTACTATGGCTCAAATTCAATCTCAGCAAGGAGCACAAAAAGAAGTTGGTAAGGCTGCCGCAGAGGTTGTAGCAAATCAAGCCGCTATCATCAGTGACATTGAAAAAGGCAACACAGCCATAGATATATTAGACAATCAAAAGACAAACTTTGGTAGTATTTTACAAGGTCAAATACCTGGCGAACAAATGGTTGGCAAGGCATTGGGAACCAAAGATGCCAGAAACACTCAACGAGTCATGGAATATCTTGACAAGGTCACTGCCGCTGGTGCCAAAGCATTGGGTGCTAATCCAACAGATAGAGACTTGCAGTTCTTATTGGCCAATAGACCTAACGAAGGTTGGCCTGCTGAAGATGTCAAACAATGGATTACCAGCGTTCAAGAACGTTCACGAGCCAGTTTAGAAATTGCTCGCAAACAGGTTGAATCTGGTGGCACATATCAACCACCTATTCCTCCAACAGGCGGTGGCGACACTGGTATTAAAATTATCAAGCGTGAGAAAATATAATGGCTGAACGTGTCACAGTTGAACAAAATGGAGAACGCATCACATTAGAAGTGCCTGATGGTACTAGTGATGAACAGATTCAAAGTTTTTTATCTGGCGGTGCTCCAAGTTCTACACCAAAACAAACCACAATTGGAGACGTTGCTGACAAGGCTTTTCAAACAGCACTACCAGCAACATACAGACCTGGTCCAACTGGTGCGGCACAACTAGCAACAGAATTAAAAGAAGCACAGGTTTTCAAACCCATTGTTGAATCAGCCGCAAATAGATTTTCTGGATATATTGCCAAACCAGCCAAAGCCATTGTTGACGTTGGCACAATGGTGGCCACTGGTATGCCAGGTGCAAGTCCATTTGCCTTGTATGAAACATACAAAGGTGCTCAAGAAGCCATACCCAAAGTCAAACAGGCCTTGGGATCAGTTGGTGTAGACCCTACTACATTTCGCACATTGGCAGATAAATTACGACCAGGAGATTTAAAAGTGCTTGGTGAAGCAGTTCAATCAGGTGGCGGCAAAGCGGCGTTAAGCAGTTTTGAATTGCCAGCATATCTTGCCAAAGATGCTGATGCAGTGGCCGCATTGAATTCGTTAAAAACAGCCGCAGGTGAAGCACCAGGAATGGTCAGTAGAATTGCCAGTCCTGCATTGCGTGCCGCTGGTAAAGTGTTGGGGCCAGCAGGTCTTGCATTGAATGCCTATGATGCACAACAGTATGCTGAAGCATCCAAATTGGGTGAGCGTCTAGGTGCTGGTCAAGGACAATTTGCACAACAGGCATTTCGTAACCAAGCACTCAACAAGCCCACACCTGCTCCACTACAACCAGCAGAAGCCGCAAACTTGCTGGCCTCAGGTGATCAACGTACCATACAAATATATGGTGGACAACAACATTTGGAACAAATTGCTGGTGGCAAAAGTCCAAATGCTCCGCCAACATCAGATAACTTTATAGAACGTATAAAAGCAATGGCACAACAATATGGCCAGATCACGTCAGGACAATAAGTAATACTATGGACCTACAAACCAAACTAGAAGAAGTATTTGCCGCTAACTTTGTCAGTTACTATCGTGCTCATGTGGCACATGTAAACATTCAAGGTCGTAATTTTTATAGTGATCACAAGTTGCTACAAAAAATTTATGAATATTTTCAAGACAACATTGACATCCTAGCAGAAAAGTTAAAAACCATACGTGGTAGCATGCCTTCAGATCTGATGACAGTACTACAACTAAGTCCCATTATGGACTTCCCAGCAGAAGGCGACAGTGGTGAACTGTTCAAACAAGTGGATGAATCTTTGGAAGCCATGATTGATCAATATCATGAATTGAATGATGCTGCTGAAGAAGTAAACTACATTGACATCAGCAACTTTGCACAAGATCAAATTGCCGCATTGGCCAAATTCCGTTGGATGGTTGAAGCCACAGTTGGCGAAGATGATTAATGGGCCAACTGCTCAAATTCTCATTGGAAGATCATCTAGCAGAGTGTGAAGAACGTTTCAACGCTCTGCTAGATAAATTAGATCAAACTGACCGTAGATTGGATCGCATTGAAGATCTAATTTTGCAAATCAAAGCCAGTCTTAAAAATCAATAATTTTCGTTGTAGTACTTTAGTACTACATGCATAAATTCATCAAGACTAAAACGACCACCTTCAACCTTAAGTCCATTTTCAATCATCCAAATCCAAACTGATTCTGGATCATCTTCATCTATTTCTATTCTTATGCCTGCCATGTCTAGTATTGGTGTGTCCGTTGGTTCTGGTTTGTATTTTACTGTCACTATGCCTTTGGTCATGTTACTGCTCCACTACGGCAGCAATAGCACGTGAGTCAACCACATAGTATTGAGCATCTGCGTGTTTGACAGGTACTGTGTGATTCCAATCAATTATCACTGTGGTTCCCACTGCCAATGCATCTTCCACTTGTGGACCAACACTTGTAATTTCTGCCAATTGTGTGGCATCTGTGCTCTTAAGAATGATACCACCTGCTGATTCTTTTACCAATTCAATGGCTTTGATAATGTAACGCTTGCCTGTTGCTTGTAACATGACTTCTCCTTTAACATATTCTTTTGTAGGCAAAACTGCCTCTACGACTAAAACCAAACACATCATGCAGTCGCATAAAGCCCGCTTGGTCTTCACGTATGCTTGTACTACACAACACAGGTATTGCATACATAGTGGCATAAGCAATCCACTGTTCTAAGATCTGTGCTACCAACTGCATTTTGTGTCTGGTAGACAAGTCCAATTTGACGTGTGCAAATTCAGCCACTGCCATTTCTTCATCTGCGTACACAGTAAATTTACCACGTTCAAGCCAAGCCCATGCTACAACTTCATTAGTGGTTTTAAGTTTGGCCACAGTGATTAGGTTACTTTCTGCACGAAAGATTTGATCCATTATGCCTTTGTGTAAATGGTATGCCATTCTTGGTCTATTGGCAGTTAGGATTCCATCAATCTCAAGTTCATAGTTTGCGGCTACCAAATCTAAAATGGCGTCAACATCCGCATGATCTGCTTTGAGCCAAGTCCAAGGATTAGTTTCTTTGTATGTCAAATGATCTATATTCATTGCTATTCCTATTGTATTATATTTAGTGTATAAGTATAATATACTAAATATTACTACACTTTGAAAGGAAAAGCAATGACTGTTAAAAAATCAACTCTTGCACAATATGTTAGGATTGGTGACGTCATGTACAAGCCTGCATATTTTGACACACACCAAGAACCACAGGCCACAGGTTGTATACACTGGACTGGTGGCAAGCATCGCCAAGGTTATGGCATGGTGGGTGGCATACGTGTCAAAGACAAACAACCAATCATGCAAACAGTACATCGCCTGGTGTTAAAACTCAAACTGGGACGTGCTCTCAAACGAGGAGAGAATGCCATACACACTTGTAGCAATGCCATCTGTTGTAATCCAGATCATATCATTGCAGGTAGTCTAAGCCTACGCAACCAAATCATGCATGACGCAGGACGCTGGGCAATGGGACCCAAAGTGGCAGGTGTCATAGTCAAACAAGACCGCAAATACAAGTACACAGAAGAACAAATCATATTTGGACGCACAGCCAGTTCAAAGGACATTGCCAAACGTTATGGCAAAACAAAGACTTGGGCATGTCAACATCGCTGGGCCATGCGTAATGGCTTTGCTTGGTTACCAGAAGGTTATAGAGGAAAGAGGAGAATGAAGAAATGAGCACAAAAAAAGATCACAAACGCAGTCTATTACTAGATTTAGAAAATGCTATTTTGGCATTGGAATCCTTTGGCATGACGGAGCAGGACATCTTTAGTCTGACCAATATGGTCATGCGTGGCTTTGTGCGTGATGGCATAGTCACAGAGGAATACTTGTTGTTGGCCAAGCAAGCCATTGAAGCACGTGAGAAGAATGAAGAACCTACTATTATTATCAGTACAAAGTAAGCGAGGCAATTTGGACCTTACGCGGGAAACCACGAAAATCTATTTAGGGTAAGATCGTCCTTGCAAACGTGGTTAATCTCGCTTATACTATTACTTATAACGGTGCCAAACGGCGTCAAAAACACTTAAATACTATTATGAAACCTATCAAAGATCCGTTTATGACCACCGTAAGGAACCTAAAAACTTCCTCAGGTACACAGACACGTGAAACACTACGTAAAATAGAAGAAAAGATTGTCATGTACGGTTTGTGCAGTGATGCTGAATATTCTTTCTATCAACGTTTTGGTAAAACTGAACTTGCAAAATAGCGGTAAACAAGTTAAACTACTAAATAAAAATACGCACAGTATCTAATAGTTTTTTTTATCTTTGATCGCAACGATCACTTGTCATAAAATTCTTTTCTATTAGACTCCTGGGGGACACTTGGTTCCGTGAGTGGCGGCAACACGGAACACTAAATACATTTATAAACTGATTATCCCAACAGTTTGTAAAACATTAAAAAGATTAATATGACATTTGGACACACAGACAATAAAACCAGCAGAGACATCAACGGTGCTCGTTACAAAGCACAACTGCGTGGTCCAAGCGAAAAACAAAATCACTTATGGCACAAAGAGTTCCTGGAATCAGGTGCTCAATTTCGCATGAGTTATTCTGCTTTTCGCAAAGGTAAATTGAAACAGTTTAACAAGCAACGCTATTTGCGATCCTTAAAGAAAAAGAAACAGTAGCACCCAGCGACACAAACCCTCTCTGTGCGTGGAAGAGACCAAAGCCTGGACAATACTAAGGGCAAAGTCTATAAACAGGGCTGTCAGGCCTCGCCTTGGGGAAGCCATGAATCTGACTAAAAATTGTTTTCAGCGTCTGAACCTATGTTCACGGATTGAGCAGGCTTACTACTATAGCCATTCAATTGGGGGGAGGGTAGTGGTGTCTCTTGTGTAAGTTATTACTAATACATATACAGGGCCAGCATACTGCGTATGCCGTCCCAAGCAGAAGCCAAAACTCGCTACGCGAGTCCTCTTGGCATCTACTTATTCCTTAAAACAAAAACATCTTTTGGCAAAAACAAAACGAAATGGCTTACGAAGTAAGATATGAGTTAGGTCTTGCCCAAAGACCTCCATAAGGCATTGACAAATAAACGCATTTAATGTAGTATAGATAAATATATATAGCAATACAAACCCCTAAAGGAGAAACAAATGAGTAATAAACAACAAGCACGAGAAAAGAAATTCAATCAAGCCATGGCTGCAATATCAGATCCAGATGAACGCATGGCTTATCTAAAACAACACCCAGAACTACTGCCAGAAGTGGATGCCACGGAGAGATTTGCCATGCACGGTGAAATAGTAGAAGCAAAGGATAAAAATGGCAACACTATCTTGCTCAAAATAGATGCCAGTCAATACATGATCACAGCCCATGAAGTTGATCCTGCAACACTAACTGCGATACAATAAGGAGATGACCATGGGAGATATTATTCGTGGTGGAGAGTTGTTGCAAGAGATTGTCAAAATCCTAAATGAAATATGCAAAGTGGATGGCGGTATTGAAGCAGATGATGAATGCATTTGGGATCATTGGTTGCATCAACGCTGTAATCAAGATTGGTTAGATATCTATGCCGCATTAGACGCACTCTACAGTGAAAGTCCTGGCAGTTTTTATGCCGCAGACACCACAGTATTTGAGCGGGCCAAATTGAATCTTAACAAGTGCGTGGCCAAAGACAAAGATTTTGTGGGCAAACCCAAGGTCAAAACCAGTGGATACAAAAACGATGTATGGCAAACCATCATGCGTGTGCGTGAAGTGATCAATCGCTACCGCGGAGAAACGGTGCCCAATCGTCCACCCAGCAAGTATGGCACACCCAAAAGGACGCCAACTCCCTTGTTCAATGAGTTGTTTGAATGAGATTGCACGTATTAGGTATTCCGCATACTCAAACCACACGAGAGTTTTGTGGCTGTGCATTTACCAGCAAAGTGCATAAGTTTTTAAAAATGATGAGCGGTCGCGGACACGAAATTGTTCACTATGGACACGCCACTGTAGATTGGTCATATCCAGATGTAGAGCATGTTGAAGTTGTCACTGATGCGGATCACATCCAAGCATATGGTCAAGCCTATGTGGATGCAAAGAGTTGGAAAACCACAGGCTTTACGCAATTTGACATAAACGATCATGCTTACAAAATATTCACTGAACGTGCTGTAAAAGAAATTCGTAAACGAGCACAACCTCATGACATAGTATGCATCACATTTGGATTTGGACACAAGGCCATTGCGGATCAGTTACAGGACTTGATCTGCATAGAAACAGGCATTGGATATCCAACCGCCTTTGCACGTTGGCGGGTATATGAAAGCCATGCCATCATGAATGCCATGTACGGAGCAGAGTCAATAAGTCAACTAAAACAGGACTGGTACTGGCGTGTGATTCCCAACTACTTTGATCCTGCTGACTTTGTATTCTCAAAAGACAAAGAAGATTATGCTGTATTCCTGGGACGTATCTACACAGGCAAAGGTGTAGACATTGCCATAGAAGCCACACGTAGAGCAGGCATCAAGTTGAAGATAGCAGGACAAGGAAGTTTGGCCGCCATGGGCTATACACAAACACCTGAACACGTAGAACTGGTAGGCTATGCTGATCCCCAAACTCGTGCAGAACTCCTAAGCAAAGCACAATGTTTGATCATAGGCAGCAAGTACAATGAACCCTTTGCTGGTGTACAAATAGAAGCATTTTTATCAGGCACACCTGTGATCACGCCAGACTGGGCGGTGTTTCCAGAAACCAACATTGCAGGACTCACAGGATATCGCTGTCATACCTTGCGTGAGTTTGTCGCAGCCATAGAGGATGTAAAATCCTTGGAACCCTATCAAATACGTGAATGGGCACAGCAATATACATTACAGCAAATAGCACCTAAGTTTGAACAGTACTTTGCGGATGTTACAAATGTTTACACAGGAGCAGGATGGATGGAGTAGGCAAGGCACACATATAATTAAGGATTATTTTGACAAATGGCGTTGTCAAGCGAAAAACCTTGCCTACGCACATATTTAGCCGTAAATATGGTATGCCAGCCAAATCCACACGCAGAGACCCACGCCTAGTACAGCCAGAAACCATACAGTTGCCAGATGGACGTGTGATAAAAGTGTCAGACATCATGACTCGTCCCACCAATCGCCGCAGTTACAATTTGAGAACCAAAACAGAATACACAACCACAGGCAAACGCAGACTGGCACGCCAGATTGACACATAAAGGCACAAAATGTATAATACATGTATGTTTAAAGTTCTAGCCCTAGCCCTGATCCTAACTGCGTGTGCCGCCAAACCCCAGCCACAAGCAGTGGATCTAGCAGAACTGCGACAAATCACAGTGAACACCACGAGTTGTGCCAATTTAGATGCTACCATAATATGGTTAGAACAGCAACAACGTGAGGCTGGCATTGCACCCACAGCCCCAGAACTACTGAATGAACATGACAGAGAATACCAAGCCCGTATACGTGCTATGGTTTGGGCACTGAGAATAGGCTGTACGAACCCCAATCGCTATCGTGGATGACTACCCATACGACAACTTCCCTTACTGCACTATCAGTTTTTGTCCCAGACGCTTGGACTGCCAAACTGAATCTTGGCTACAACAAATGGTCCTGATGCAATCAGAGGACTTGAAGATGATGCAAAACCACTGCCAACATGTGGTGTTGCAACATAAAAACCCCAAACATACGGATCTATTTGCTGAAGAATTGGCCATACTAACCCCGCTAGAACTGTTGTCTAAATACAACAGACCAATAAAGGCGTTTAATGTATAATAGTTGTATAGTTAAACAAAAGGAGAAGTAATGAAAACTATACGCATATCACCACTGTCACGCAAAGTGCTTGAAGAGCACAACATACCCGTGGATGTTTACAATCAGTTGGACAAGTATGAAAAGATTGCTTTTATCACTCAACTACGCCGTTGGGGTAGAGTTAGCAGTCCGCACTTGTCCAAGGCTTATGTATGGGCCGCATTAGGCAAACCTGTTGCGTAAAAACAACAGCCCTGCGGGGTTGTTGACCAATAAATCCATTAAATGTATAATAGTTGTATAGTTAATAACAAGGAGAAGCAAATGTTAAAAGTAATGGTTTATTTAGATCAACACTTGGTAAATGTCTTAGATTTTCCACTAACAACCACGCAAGAGGACATCATTGACTATATGGAAACACGCCATAAAGACGCATACAATCGTTTAGACATTATTAAAGAGGCAGTAGAATAATGTATAACTTTAAACTGTATGAAGACTTTTGCGATGCGGCTAGAGAACTGGGCATTGAACTCAAAAGCAAGGATGGTGGTTGCATATATCTCGTGTTGCCCATGGACTTG